GATATAGTTGCTGATAAAAAAATAGATGGAAGTATTTATCAGAAAGAGGAAGTTAAGTGGGGAACTTATAATGTTGGATGTAACGATGAATATGATTTTTATGTAAATGGAGCATATGTTGAAAATGAATATATGTATTCATCTATGATTGATGGGAGTTGTGAAGTAATAGGAAACATTTACGAGAACCCAGAACTACTAAAATAACATGGAAAGAATACAAGAATTAAAACAAAGAGGTAGATTAGTAAAAAGACTCTATTATAAACCAGACAATCATAAATGGACTATGGCAAGTTTAGTAAATGACCCTAATCTAAAAGGAAATCTAATAGTAAATAGTATAGAGCATAATGTAACACTACCAGATGATACAAGAGAACTTCACAAGAGTGAATACACTATGTCAGTATTAAGACATTTAAAGTTTATAGATGAATATTACACCTAAAAGGTGTTTTATTTTGCTCAATTTTTCAAATGTAGTATAATAGAAACATGACATACAGAGATGAAGAACTACAGTATCACGATAATGAACTATTTATTATACATTTTGCATATAAATATGGTAAGCTAACAGATGTAGAACTAGATATAGAGGAGAAATTATTAGAAAAGGCAAGAAGAAAAGGATTATTAGGTGGAATTAAGAAATAACGTGGTATAATTAAAGTATGATTAGACAACAAGGAAAAGCATTTACAAGTGAACAAAGAGAAAGCATCATTCAAAGTATTCAACCATATTTAGAATTAGGATTTTCTAGAAATAAGGCTTGTGAAATAATAGGTTTAGCTCCAGGAACATTATCTAACTGGGTAAAAGAAGATAATGCACTTGCTATAAAACTACAATCGTGGGAAAATAAAATAAATTCTGATGCTTTAGCAGTTATTCAAAATGCAATTATAAAGGAAAAAGAAACAGGAGATATAAGAGCAGAGAACTCATGGAAGTGGGCAGAACGTAAAATGAAAGGTGAGTTTAGTACACGAGTAGAGAATATCAATGATACAAAGCTAACTATTGAAGAATTACCAGCAGAAAGAATAGAACAGATTAAGAACGCCTTTAAAGATTAGGTGTTTTTTAATGGTATAATGTATATATGTCAAGAGAAATTATAGAAAACATATTACTAACAGGAAATAATGCAGAGAAAGTAGAACTACTATCATTTGATAATGGAGATGATATAGACGTTATATATAAGAAGTTCTTTTATTTTACTAGGTATTTCTTTCCTGAATACTTTACGTCAAAGAGTTCACCTAAACATAAAGAATTAACAATGCACTATCTCAATGCTTATTTAGGTAATGAGAATTTTCTGATAAAAGGATTTCGTGGTTGTTCTAAAACAGCTACTATGAAATTAGTCATGGCTTTTGTATTAGCTTGTGATAGACGTTCTAATAGAAGAATGTACAATAAGGTATTATCAAAGGATTTAAAGAATGCTCGGCAAGTTGTAACAGATGTATACAACACATTAGTAACAGTACGCCCAGTCTTTGGTGACATGTTTGCTAAAGAGGGAGATAAAAAACGTGAAGAACAAATGGGTAGTTTTACCATGAAGTCTGATATAAAGCTAACAAGTGGTTCAGTTGGACAAACACAACGTGGACACGTTCAAGGAGCTTATAGACCTGATTTCATATGGTTTGATGATATTGAAGATAGAGAAAGCATTAAGTCTGCTGTTATAACACAAGGTATCATGGATAAGATTGAAGAAGCCATCGATGGTATGAGTCCTGATGGTAACTATGTGTGTACAGCTAACTACATTTCAGAATATGGAAGTGTAGAACTATTAGCCAGCAAGGGAACAGTTAATGAAATGGTATGGTCTATTGTAGATGATGCGGTATATGATAACAAGAAACTTGTATCAGGAACACCTACATGGGAAGCTAGATTTCCAATAGAGAAATGTATAGAGATACAATCAGATGCAGAGTATTGGTATTCTGAATATATGTGTGATCCATCAAGGGAAGATGATAAATTCTTTGACCTAGATAGAATTGATGCAGATTTACAATTAGCTATTGACCCTATTAGAGTTACAGGAGCTGTTAAAACATATGTACAGACTAATCCACATCATAAATATGGTATTGGAGCTGATACATCAGAAGGAATTGGTAGAGATGCTAACACTTATGTTGTATGGGACTTCTCAAATAATGAGTTAGTTGAAACTTATTTTAACAATAGAATAGCACCTGATATATTTGCACATCCTTTGGCACAAGCTGGGAACGTATACAATCGTTGTATCATTGCACCTGAAATAAACAATACAGGGTTTGCAACAGTAACAGCATTAAAACAAATCTATCACAATATCTATAAACGTAGAGATACAAGTAAGATGTTAGAGAAAGCAGGAGATAGATACGGTTGGAATACTAACAGTGGTAATAAACACGTTATGTTTTATGACTTTGCTAAGGATTACAATGAGGGATTGATTAAGATTAACTCAAAAGACTTGCTATTAGAGATGAAATCATATGGGAATAATGACCACATGAATGAATCAGATAACAAGCTAGCAACTAGACACTTTGACTTATTGATGGCAGCAGTTATAGGTTGGCAGATGAAGAAATACTCTTTCAATATTGGAAAAAGAGAAGAAAGGTTTATAGATAAAACTACATTTAGACCTGAATAGAATTAAAAGCGTGGATAACTTCCTTGCTTTTTTATTGGAAAGGTATATAATTAGTGTATGGAAGATTTAATAAACAATACATTACAAGCACCAACAGAATATAAGTTATTCTCATTATTTCATATATTAAAAAAGAATGGTCAAACAACAAAAGAGTTTGAAGACCTGCTTATTGAAATACATGGAGAAAAGATTAATTCTCTAATAGATGAAGTTAATAGATTGGTAGATAAGAGTACATTTATATCTGAATAGTTTGCATTATTTTCAATTAAGAGTATAATAGTAGTATGATATTCAATAAAGCACCAGATAATTATAATAATTGTAGATGTTGTAAGAAGATGTACAATAAAGCTGATGGTTTTTGGCAAGATACATCAATCTACATAGATGGAGAATTAAAAGAACCAGTTGGATTCTGTGAGTTTTGTGATAGAAACAATAAAGAATGGTATATTCCCAATTTTAAATGCCACGAAGGACAATAAACAAAAATAAAACACATAGATTAAGGGTGTTTTTTCTATTAAAAAAAGTATGTTATAATAGAGATACAACGGGAAGAAAACCACCTATTAAGGTTACTAGGTGTAAAACTTTATCTTATAGCTTTAGATAAGGTATTTATGGGAAAGCATAGAAAAACAACTTGACCCCTTTGTTGTCTGTGCCATTTAATAAGTATCGTATCTATTGAGTAAGAATATGTAATTATTGTGAGAGCTTAGAATTAGCATATGTCTTATTATCTTCCCTGTATATCTCTGGCTTAGTCCTATTTCTACCCTTAATATCGTATTAAGAGCTTAGAAAGGGGAAAAAAGTATCAAAATTACATAGTTACACAACAATAAAAAGTTATTGTCAATAGTATAACTTGACATATTGTGTTATAATTAAAACATGTAACGAAGAATTTGTAAAGGAAGCTCTCATTAGTTATGACACTATTAGGAGAACTTGCAAACGTGACTAATGAAGTTACTAGACAAAGGGGAAAGGACACTTACACGTTGAGGTGTCTTTTTGTTTTGCATATTTTCTAATTGTCAATATTGACAAATTCGTGTGGTATAATATAAGCATGGACATATATAAATATATAAATCAACAAATTCAGGAATATCCTACAAATACAGTTGACAGAGATGGACACCCATTTAACCAATACTATACTCTAAAGAAAATTACAGCTTACATAGAATCACGTTATCTATCAGGAAAATACGATGCACTAGGCAGACGTAAACCTTTTTACAATATCAATGGGCGTTTACTTAATAAACAACGTACAGCAGAAGATATTGATACTAAAGATATACAGCTTACAACTACAAAACCAGACCATTATGCTAAGTCACTATTGATGACAGTTGCTAATAAGAAATGGATGAAGAAAGTAAACTTTGCTAAAACTCTTAATGAGATGACAAAGAAACGTGGAGAACATGGTGGTGTACTTGTTAAGAAAGTAATGAATGATGGTATTCTTGATATTGATGTAGTAGACCTTACAAAAGTTATCACTGATCCAACAGATATTGAATCAGGAGTAAAGATTGACCCACAAGTTTACAACATTGCTGAACTATTGGAAATGAAGAAAACAGCAGGTTGGGGAATTGGAGATTTTGAAGGCTCTATTGAAGACTCTATTGAAGATTCAAAGGCAGACAAAGATGATGGGCAAAACACAGAATACATTACAGTTTATGTAGTTGATGGTGTACTACCACGAACATTTATCGATGAAGATGCTGATGAACTAGATTTTTCAAATCAAATGCACGTTATCACTCTATTTGGTTCTGATAAAGCAAGTGCTAAAGGTCATACACTATTCTCTGCTGAACGTAAAGAAAATGTATATAAATACTTACCTTATCAATTACTATCAGATAGGTCACTAGGATTTGGTATTGTTGAAGCATCATTTGAAGCACAAGAATCTATTAATGAAGCTAAGATTAATGAACGTAATGCACTAGATATTGCAAGTCGTGCTATCTTACAGCAACGAGAAGGTAATTCAAGTTCACGAAATATTTACACAGATATGATTGATGGTGATTTCTTAGAATATATTCAAGAACCTGCAACTCTATTGAACTCAACACCTGCATCATTAGGTTACCATAAGAACGTAATTGAAGACTGGAAAGGACAAATTTCAGACCAATCAAGTGTATTAGATGCAAATACTGGTAATATGCCAGCAAGTGCTACATTTAGAGGAATGGCTTTACAGAATCAAGAAGCTAACTCTGTATTTGAATTAAGACGAGAAGAAATGGGTATCTTTATTAAAGAAATCTATACAGACTGGGTTATTCCATTCTTAAAGACTTGGATTAAGAAACAAGAATTTATTGAAGGAGAATTATCATCAGATGAAATGCAACGTGTATTAGAAGACTATGCTTATAAGACAGCTCGTAAGAAAGTTGATGAGAAATACTTTAATGGAGAATACAATAATTTACCAGCTGGACAAAAGTTCCCACAGATGTCATTAGACACAGAGATTGAGAAAGACTTAATCATGCAAGACTTACCAAAAGATAAGATTTGGCTTAAATCAGATGAGAAATATCTTGATGGTGTAGAGTTTGACTTAGATGTACTCATAACAGGTGAACAACGAGATAAACAAGTATTCGTATCAAATAAGGTAGACCTATTTAATGCTTATAATGCAGTAGCTGATAGATTTAATACAGACCCTAATGTTTCTACTAAACTAAATGAAATTGCAGAAGCTCTAGGAATGAAACCTTTTGAGATTAATGAGCAAGCAACACAAGAACAACCTACACAAGCTCCAAAAGAGATTGAAATAACACAATAATATTATGATTAATGAAAGAGATTTAAAAACAATTAAGGGCGTATTAGGAAATGATGAATATAAGGAGCTTACTATTAGATTAGTAAATGATGCTATCTTAAATTCAGGAACACCTATTACAGCACCAGATATTAGAAGGATTTTGAAAGATATTGATAATAAACTATCAGAAAAGAAAGCTAGAATTGTTGAAGTTGACAATAAGGCTGAATAGTGTGGTATAATTAAACCATAGAAATGCCGTTTAGTATAGTTCGGCTGAACAAATACATGTATTTATAAATGCCAGTAGGGGCTTCATACCTATTTAAAACATTTTAGCGTTTATGTCAAAAGAAAACGATTATATCGAAACAGAAGAAGTATTAGAAGAAGAAGTTGAAACTGAAGAAGTTGAAACAGAACAAGAAGATAACGAATCTGAAGAGATAGACTGGAAAGAACGAGCTTTGAAAGCCGAACAAGCAATCATTAAAAGCAAGTCAAAGAAACAAAAAGCACCAGTTAAAAAAGAAAGCGTTTCAAACTATCAATCACAAGTTGATTTACTACGATTTAACGGAGTATCATCAGAAGAAATTGATAAACTTAAAAGAATAGCAGAATTAGATGGAACTGACCTTATCGATGCTCGGAACTCTGAAGATTTTGCTATCTGGAAAGAAAAAACCGAGAAAGCACAAGCTCTCACAAAAGCAACTACCAAAACCACAAATCGAGGTACAGTATCGAAAGAATCTTTAGATAAGATAAAAGCTCGAGTGATGGCAGGTACAGCTTCACCAGAAGATAGAGCTAGAATTCTACTCGGTAAGAAGGACTAATTACTAAACTTACTAACATTATAAATTATTATGGCTAACACCATTTCAACATTTACATGGACACGAGAAGCTAAAGCAGCAACAATGCAAGACTTCTTACGATCTATGTTGGTTGCAAAAGAAATTTCAGACTTTAAAGAAGGAGTGAAATACATTGACAACCCTTACTCATCAGATGCAGCAGTTACTACTAACTCTCCAATGACTGGAGCTTATACAGTATCAGACATTACTACTACTGATGACCAATTACTCGTTAATACAGAAGAAATCTACTCATACCACATCGCTGACTTTGAAAAAGTATTTTCAGACTTTGATTTAGGTTCAGACCAACTACGACGTGGAGCTTACGCTCTTGCTAAAAAAATTGATACAGCTCTATTGACAGAACTATCAACAAACGCAGGAAATACAGTAGCTAACGCAGGAGGATTTGTACTTGCAACTCTACCAGCTAAAATGGCAGAAATCGCATCTAAATTCTTAGGATATGACTCAGTATACGGACACTATATCGTAATTGATAACTCACAAACAGTAGCATTTATCGAAGCAGGAGCAACTAACGGATTTTCATTCGCTGACAATACTCTAAATAACGGAATGTTCGGACGATTCATGGGAGTAGACATTTACGTTGTACGAGCAGGAGTTCTTCCAGCAGACGTAGCAGTAGCAGGTGTTAAAAAAGCATCAACAACTGGTATCGGAGGAGCTATTAAGATTGAAGAAAAAGCTGTTTCAGGAAAAACTGGAATGGAATTTGCAGCAATCGCTTACCATACTTCAAAACTATGGGAAAATAACAAACCACTTGTAGTAAACATTACACTTGTATAATTATTCAAATTAAACGCCTTATGGTGTTTTTTTTGTGGTATAATGTAAGTATTACCAATAATGTAAAAAAGATATGTTTATAGAAAACTTAGATATTAAATTAGTAAAAGAACGAGAAGAAATTAAAAACTTTATTCAAAAGAAAAACGACCAAATTAAAAAGTATACAGATAAGGTGAAGGAAATTGAATTATCTTATCAAGATAAAATGGTACGATTTGGTGTTGTTAATGCAGAGATTAACGATATAATGATTCCACAACTGTTTGATAAACTTGAAGAATGGGAAATGCCTGACCAAGTAATTATTAAGGATGGTAAACCTTTCTTGAAAGTAATTGATGTTCGTGT